GACGGTATACCTGGCAACGGCGAAGCATTTGGTCACGGAATTAGCTTTCCGACAGGCAGTGTTGAAGGTGATTTCTTTTTAAGGACAGATTTTATGCCAAATAGATTATTTAGAAATGACGGACAGCGTTGGGTCAAACAAGAAGATAAAGTACGTATGACATTGTCAAATACTGATACACGCTCAACACAAAAAGGTACATTTATTAATAACTCAACAACTGCCGAGATAGGTGGGGAAGACGTAAAAGAAAGACAGAGTTTATCAAAAGCACTTAGACCTAAGGCAGATAATTAATGCAACATTTTTATGACGGACAAATTAGAAGATACATTACACAAATTGTAAGGCTAATGAGTAATTTTACTTACAAAGATGGTAGTGGTGTGTTGACAGAAGTACCTGTCATGTACGGAGATATAACTAGACAAGTAGGACATATACTTAGAGACAATTCAGAAAATAAAATACCGAGTGCACCAAGAATGGCTGTATATATTACTGGATTAGAAATGGACAACGCTAGGTTAAGTGATGCTAGTTATGTCAATAAATTAAACATAAGAGAACGTGCATACGACAGTGACGGCAATGAATACTTGAATACTGAAGGTAAAAATTATACAGTAGAACGTTTGATGCCAACACCATATACATTGAGTGTAAACGTAGACTTATGGACTTCTAATACTGATCAAAAACTACAATTGATGGAGCAAATTTTAATGTTGTTTAATCCAAGTTTAGAAATACAAACAACAGATAACTACGTAGATTGGACCAGTCTTAGTGTTGTAAATTTAGATAGTATTGGGTTTAGTTCAAGAAGTATACCGGTAGGAACTGAAACTGAAATAGATGTAGCACAACTAGGATTCAAAACTCCTATATACATTTCTCCTCCTACAAAAGTAAAAAGATTGGGTGTTGTAACTAGTATTGTTCAAAGTATATATGACGAAACTAGAGGAACAATAGGATTAGAGGAAAGTAGGCCAGAATTACAAGCAGGTGCTGACAATAGTGTAGTCAGTGCTGATATTAGAACATCTGTAGGAATAACACCTACTGGTGAGATTAGTAGACAAAATAGGAATGCTGGTGCAATTAAGAATAATACGACGAATGTAATTTTAAATACATTTAAGGATTACGGACTGTTAATTTTAGGTAATAGTGCAAAACTTATAAGACGCGGGGTTGTAGGAAGTGTGCTGTGGGACGCATATATAAAATCATTTCCAGAGATATTCGAAGCTGGCATTACTGAGATAAGATTACAACGTAAAGATCTTACTTCTGAAATAGCAGGTACAGTTGCTATTAATTCAGCTGATCCTAATGAATTAATTGTAAACTGGGATGCTGATACACTACCTAGTGATACTATCATAACAGGTCCTAATGGTGATGCTAATAAGATTCATTACATTATCGATCCGCAAAAAACTAGCCCTAGTAACTTTAAAACAGCAGGGTATAGATTGTTGTTATTAGACAACAGCATTGGTGATATTAGTAACACTGATGGTGCCGATGATTGGAAAAATAACGACGGCACAGACTTTATAGCTAGTGCTAACGACATAGTTGAATGGAGCGGCACTGCTTGGCAGGTAGTATTTGATGCAAGCACATACACCGGAACTGCCTATACAACAAATTTAAATACAGGCATTCAATATAAATGGGATGACGGAGAATGGATACTATCCTTCGAAGGTGAATATCCAAATGGAACCTGGCGTTTAAAATTCTAGCATAATTATTTGTATGGAAAAGATTATTTGTAGTGGAGCATTGTTCTACACATTAGATACACATAGATTTTTGTTTCTACATAGAACCAAAGGTAAACAAAATAACCTTTGGGGATTAGTTGGCGGAACAAACGAAGGTCAAGAAACACCTTGGGAAAGTCTAAAACGTGAAATATCTGAAGAAATCGGCGATGTAAAAATTAAAAAAACTATTCCTTTAGAAACTTTTGTAAGTAATGATGATAAATTTCAATTCCATACATATTTGTGTTTAGTAGACAATGAATTTATTCCTAAACTAAATGACGAACATGATGGATATGCTTGGGTTTCGTTTACAAAATGGCCTAAACCATTACACCACGGATTACGTAACACACTACAAAATAAAACTAACCAAGTCAAACTTGAAACAGTTTTTAAATTAATAGATTTAATGGAATAATTATGCAGGAAAAAACCAACAACGTAATTGAACACCAATGGGGTTATGAATTAATTTGGGCTAGTACATCCGACTATTGTGGTAAAATTTTATATTTTAATAATGTAGGAAGTAAAACACCATTTTATTTCAATGCAAAAACTGATAAAACTTTTTTTGTTAGTGTAGGAGAATTTGTAGTAAAATGGATAGATACCGAGTCTGGCAATATTTTACAAGCACAACTAAAAGAAGGTCAAGTGTGGCATTGTCCTAAACTTCAACCAAGTTCATTTGAAGCTAAACGTTCCGAATCTAGTTTACACGTTGCGTGTTCTACTGTAGATAACGACCAGCATATCATATTAAAACCAGAGGCTTTTTAATGTTAAAAAAATTAACTCAAGAGAAAAAAATAAAACAAGATTTACAAAGATATACCTTAGCTGTAAGTAAAATACAAAACGTGTCAGTAAAACAACAGTTTGAAACTTATCTACGTGATTATCAACTACAACTTAATCTTATAGATGAGGGCCATAATACTACAAATAATGGGTATATTAAACCTTCTCGTAATAGAGAAAATGTAGAACGTCTAAATGAAATAAGAACAAATTTAGAAAAGTTATTTTAAATTACTGACAATCGTTTAATTGAAATTCCGCCTACCATTGCAATATGTGATTGACATTGATATCTATATGTACCACTAATTGATTCTGGAATTTGCCAATATAAAACACCTGATGATTTTCCTTGTGCGTTAGAACCTGTGGTTACAGTTCCGTCTGTATCAACATGAACTAATCCTGTATTATAAGGATTGCTAGTAGGATCTTGTATTTCAAATGGATGTCCAGTGGCATTGGTTAAGTCAAATGCCAATGTAGTGCCTGCTAGTCCATATACCGTTGGATTATTGCCGGTATAATGACTATTAAACGTATATGCACTTGTGCCAGTGTTATTTACAGTAAGCATTGCAATAGCAGGCATATAAATTTTTGAAATATTTAAACTTGCTGTAGTTGCATCTGTTAATCCTGAAAATGTACTTGATCCTAGTGTTCCACTAAAGTCAATAGTAATAGTATCATTTGCAGCACTGGTTGTAATATTTGTTCCACCTTCAATTGTAAGTGTGTCAGTAGTTGAATTTGCTGTTACAGTTCCGCTATCACCCGAAATGTCTTGCCATAAATTTTGGTCTGGATCTCCGCTTCCGCCGCCTCCTGATACTACTGCAGGTACCCAATTAGTTCCGTTCCATTGTAGTACATCATTTGTATTTGGAGTAGTGGTTGTGGTATCAACATCGCTTAAAGCATCTATGCTAATTGTATTTAAATCCGTAGCAACAACTGTATAATCAGTGATATAACTTTGTAAATCACTTATTTGGCTTTCAGTGATACTTAATGATGCTTGGTGTTGCGTAATAGATGATGCTGTAATATTTGCATCTGGTACATTTGCCCATACTACTGCTGCTGACAAGTCATTTACTTCAGATGCTATAGCGCCAATTCCTGCCGCAGTTGGCGGTGTATATTTAAATTCACCAGTTGCGTTGTTATAACTAATTGCACCATTACCACTTGCAGGGTTTTCTACACCAATACTTAAACTATCAAGTGCTAGTATAGCAGGCGTATTGTTAAGATTATTGTAGTCTAGGTAATAAGATCCGTCAAAACCGTCTAGCGTATCAGCGTCGGTTCCTGCTCCGCCTGTTGTTGCATCAACACCGGGTGCCCATTTACCGCCGTCCCATTTTAAAACTTGTCCCGTAGTAGGTGCACTACTCGTAGTATCAACATCAGTTAAAAAGTCAATACTAAATGGCGACATGTTAATTGTTACGTTATCTGTGTCTGATGCAATAGTGGTTGCAATGTTAGTTCCGCCTAAAATATTTAGGGTATCATTTATAGATGCAGCGGACGTTGAACCTTCATCTGCCGCAAAAGTATCAAACACATTCTGTGTAAGACCGCCACCTGAACTATTAATAATTATATTTCTGCCTGACACTGAAGTTGTTACATTAGATCCGCCTACAATGTTTAATGTGTCTAGCCCAACAATAGGAGATGCTAAACCTGTATCTGCACCAAACGTTTGGAATATGTTAATTGCTGACAACGACGAATCAACATTCCACGTTACACCGTCGTACTTCCACGTTGTGCCGCCTTCAGTGTAAAAGTCGTCTGCTACTGGATTTAGTGGAAAATTTAATGCCATTTATATACCTCTTACTGTATTTATTTGTTTGTCCGGAGAGTCAACCCGTTACGTATTCTTATTTGATTAGTGGTAAGTGTTCTAGCACCAACTAGAAATCTAGAATCATAGTTGTTCTGATATAATACTCTAGGAGTACCTCCTTCTAAACTTTCATAATCTGTCCAATTATTTGTTGTAGGATTTGTTGATTCATTGCCTTCATAAAAATCCGACGAAGGTACTGCATCCAAAGAATTAATCCAAGCTAATACTTCTCTCCAAGTCCAATCTCTATTGTGTTCTATAACAGTAGCAATAAAACCTGCGGCTACAGGACATGCTGCACTTGTTCCGCTAAAAGCACAATCATATGCAACTGGTGCATACGAAAAATTAACATATGTATCTACTCTAGGGCCTTCGTTTGTGTAACTTTTGTTAGCAGATAAAGTGCCATCTGCTGGTGCATAACAATCTATACTATTGCCTCTATCGCTGTAGCCCACTTTACCTTCTAAGCCGTTTACATAATCATCGTCTAAAGCACCAACGTTTATAGTTTTATATTTTACAACACTATCTGTGTCTGTAAATTGTCCACCCTGCTGGGGGAAACCTCTCCTGTTTGTTGTTCCTGTAACTTCTACACCAAATTCTGTAAATGAACTATCTGCTAAAGATTGACCGCTAGTATCTGTTATATAATTATCGTAATCAGGATGAGTCGAACTTACACATTTTTGATTACTATTACCAGCTGCACACACAAATATAACACCGGAGTCAATTAGTTCGTCAAGTGCAGTTGTTAGTGAATTAGTTTTCATTTCTGATTTCCAACGTCCGCCATCGCCTTGTGTTCCCATATGGCTTATGAATGTAGGTTCAGTAGTATAACCTACCTCACTACCTCCACGGTGTGTATAGTAATAAGTGCTTCCACTTGGATCTTTATTTGCCCTATATCCATAACTATTAGACATCACTGTGGGATCTTTAGTATTATATGCAGTATTTTTTGGCTTTAATTGATGAAATAACTTTGTAAGGTCAAAGCCTGCTTCTATGCCTGTACCGTATGAACCATATAAATCCAAATTCCATTTGTTTGCATTATACGCCCATCCCTGCGTCCTACCAAATGTTAATGCACCACAAGGTGTGCCGTGTTCGCCATCAGTTCCGCTTGGTTGAGTACTATTACTTCCTGTGGTATCTAGTCTTGTATAACTAGAAGAAATACTTACTGAACCTTCTGTTGAAAATTTTGTGCTTCTTTGTAATGGATTTGCCCACCAAGCTAATGCTACACTTTCAACTGGTACAGTTGTGCCGTCCCATCTAGTTATTAATCTATTACTAGGATCTGCATTGAACCAATCCGGATCAATATAATACGGACTGTCTAAAACTAAATCTAGTACTGTGCAAGTGCCGCTACCTGGTAATAAATTGCCACCAAAATCTGTTGGTAATTCTATTGATGTTGTACCGTCACTTTCTAATACAGGATTGTTTTGAAATTCTGGATGTCCTATCCACATACCCTCATCTGCAACAACTACATCTACATTTTTCCCGCTTCCTCTTGCTTCTACTGCTTGTGTTACTACATCATTATCAGACAATGAATCATCAAGCCAAGGATCAACTTGTGAAACTTGCTGAAGTCTTGTGATTTGATATCCTGTTCTGTTCACTTCAGCAGAAGTCGGAGTACTTGGTAAAGTATTTGATGTTTCAAATTCCCTGTAGCTTCTTACATTACCAGTATAACGGTTTACCAATGCTGGTCTAGTCATTTGCAATTCGTCTTTTGGAGGAGTGTATTCGTCGTATTTAGAATAATCAATATTAATAAACTTAACTCTAGGATCCGTTTTTAATTCGTCTGCTTCTACTTTTGTTAACAAGTATGTGCCGCGAGTAGGACTGTGAGCTTTTGCATCATCTACTTGCACCGGTCTTACAGGAACAGCTTCATAGAGGTTACCATCATCAATTAATTCTTGATGTAATTCTATCCATTGTGCAGCAGTATGTGTTCCTAGTTGATAATATTTTTCAGACATGTTTCATCCTATATTAAATTAACCCAGGCACCGTTTTCATATCCTTGGAATTTATTAGTATCAGCGTTATATACAATATCGCCATTAGCAGCAATTAATGCGTTAATTGCAGTTTGTGTAAGTTCTGCTACTCTAAATGGTGATGAACTCACTTGTACCCGTGTAGCAGCAGTAAGTAGTATCTCGTTATCTGATTGTAATTCTGGTGTGCCTGATCCTGAAGTTACAAGATCACCGCCTACGGTGACATCACCTGTACTCGTGATATCTACGCCTGAAATATTTCCAGTGCTGGTAATATTTCCTGTGGTAATCGCATTTGTTGTTGTTGCACCCGATGTAGTAACTTCATCTAAAGTTGCAGATGTTAAAAAATTACTGTCGTTAGTTAATAGACTGTTGTTCAATCCTGATATACTAGTAAGATAAGAACTTAGATCTGGAGGAGTGTAAGTAAACACTCCGGATGAATTATTATAAGAAATACCACCATCACCTGATGCTGATCCTTCAGCGCCTACACTAAAAGCTGTAAGGTCAACACCACCACCTCCACTGCCGCCACCGGTAGCTGTAGCACTAATAATGATAGTGTTGTTTGTACTATCATTAGTAATTTCAATACCAGGGCCGTCTACAAATGTAATTGTATCTTGTCCGACAGCATCCATTTGAGAACTATCAGATAATTTAATTGATGAAAAAGCATTTACTACGCCGTCTTGCGCTTGAGCAACTCCTGGAATAACGGGCTGTACCCATTGTTGACTATCACCGTCATCTATATATACATAAATTTTTCCGTTAGTAGAATTAAACCAAATATTTCCAGCTGATGGAGAATCGGGTACTGTTTCGCTGACATCAACAGTTGTGCCTCCTCCGGCACCTGTACCAGGATTTGCAACGGTTATAGTGTTACCCATATTTTGGTGTTGTTGGCACCAATAGTATAAAGTTTTTGGTGTTGAACTAGTGATAGTAATTTGTACACTTCTATTTGTACTTGTAGCAAAGTCTTCCCAGTATTTTGCTTGTGTAACTTCTTTGCCATTTAATCTATAAATTACATTATCAGTATATGAAGTTCCAC